GATGTAGATGGGATTCGCCATCTCGACGTAGCGCAGGTTGTCGACCTGATGACAACGCACGGCAACCTGCTGCCCGCTCGGGTCTTGCGACATCATCTGCGTCGGCGTCAGAATCTTCTTGCGCACGTTCTTCAACTGATAGATCAACTCAGGGCATTTGTCGCGGAAGATGTGAATCTGCGAGCGCTTCTTCGGCTCCCCGTTCGTATCGCGGACCATGCGCGGTTTCAGTCCCGCGTTCACTCGCTCGTAGCCCACGTCGTGATCCTTCTTCGCGTCGTCGAAGCTCGGACAAGACAGCTTCTCCAGTTGCATATACTGCTCGTAGCGTTGCTGGAAGTTTGGCTGTTCAGGATCGTCCGTCGTTCCCTTGCCGAACGCACGGGCCGAGTAGTCGATGACGCGGGCAAAGATGTGCTCGTCGAACGGCGTCTTGTTCTCGTCCTGATTCTCCGGGTTGCTGGAAGATTCGAGCCACTTCATCGTCTCGACGTAATGTTTGATCGGGATCAGCGGATCATCGGGCGGACACGGCCCTGCTTTGCCTCTCACTTGCTTGGTTTCCGGGTCACAAATAAAGCAGACACGCGATGGCCATAGTTCTCGATAAGCCCATCGGTCACCCCATGGATCGGTTGCAACCCAAAGAAACGCGTCAGGAATGCCAGGATGCGGATCGAGCGCCATCCTGCGCGTCCAAGTCCTCGGAATCGGGAAGGAGTCTTCAAGCGTGGCCTCCTCGTCCAGTTGGTAGATCAGCGCACCGAGCGCGGCTTCGGCCTCGATCTCGTACTCTTTCAAGTACAGAGTCGGGTCCGTCATCTGCTTGTATTGTGCATAGGCCCAGGGCGAAAGCGAGCGCTTGATCTCGGGAACGTAAATCTTCTCCCCGCCGCCCTTCTCCTCGTCAGCGGAGTAGTGCAGACGAAGAACGGTGATGCCGTGGTCGTTCGTGTGAACGCGGATGCCGGGATGCGGAAAAGCAAGACTAGACATCGTTGAATACTTCGGAAACTTCGCTGAGCGGCACGCGCCGAGAAACTGTCCCGTCGATGGATTCGAGGTAACTCACGATGTCGAGCAGCACAGACTTCACATGCTTGCCCTGAATCGTGAACTCTGCACCCTGGTAATCCGTTTCGTGCAGCGCTTCGACTTTCGCTTTGATCTCAGACAACTTCGCCATGTTCATCCTCCGTAGAATGCTTTGTTTTTCGATGCTCTGTATTCCGGCTTGGAACCAGCGGCGCGCTTTTCTGAGAGCATGATCGCCACAGCCTGCTTCTGAGACTTCACCGGCTTACCGGAACCTCCAGATTTCAGGCTGCCTGATTTCCACTTCGACATGACTTGGTTCCAAGGCATAACTTACTCCCCGCCGTAGAAGGCTTTGTTCTTCCCTATTCCAGGGAACTTCTTGTGGACGGCAGAGCGAACGCGTGACTTCTCCGCAGGTGTTCCGTGCTGACTCACGCGCGCCAGAGCATTTCTAGCATGCGAAGCGTTGGGAATTGGATAAGACCGATCTGCGCCAGCAAAATCCTTCGCCGGGAGTCTGTTTCTTGCTTCTGTTGTTAGCTTTGCCATAGTTCCCCATTTGTGATACAGTATTGCTCGTTATGACTACTACTTGCAAATGGTGTAAGCGGGAATTCAAAACCTTCCCTTCGATACTGGCTGGAGGCCGGGATGTATTTTGTTCTAGGAAGTGTTCGTCTGAATGGAAAGCTATTGCATACGTCGGTAGGCCGGGACTGCATCGGTATGGTCAGGATAACCCTAACTGGAACGGAGGAGAAGCGAGTTGCCGAAAGCACAAAAAATCCGCCTGCGAACAATGCGGAGCTACGACTAAATTGCACGTTCACCACAAAGACAAGAATCGAAAGAATAACGATCCTTCCAATCTGCAGACTCTTTGCGTTCTTTGTCATCGGCACGCTCACCCTCGTCCAGCGTGGAATAAGGGATTGTTCACCGGTATAAGTAGAGCAGCGCTCTGGCGTAAGTCTAAAGCCAGCTTATGACCTCCCGCTGTCAGTTCCGCCATGTTTCACCTCCGCTCCTTGCTGTTGATCGTTACCGCTCTGCCAACACTGCCGGCACAGATCGTGCTGCTTCGCCACCTTGCCCGGCATCTTCCTGCGCCAGTTACCGTCACCGACCTGAGCAGGACGCTTGCCGCACTCCGAGCACATGCGCCGCGACACATCACAGCCCCCAGTCACCGTAGAACGCTGGGTTTGCGCTGCCTTTCCTCTGCCAGCGGTCCGTCTTGCTCGGACTTAGGCCGGCCTTGATGCCTTCGCCACGCTGGCCCGCACGCGCCACGTTCGGCCCGCGAGGAAGCAAGCCGGGGCCGCGGCGGGAAGTGTCGGGGCGCCTCACGGCTCCAAGGGTCCGGTTCAGCCCCGGAGCGCTGGGCAGCTTGCGCACTGCCGTCTCGTTCGGATGGATTCCCGGCCCACGTTCCGTTCGCTGCATCCCGCGAGCCTGCTGGCTGGGAGCATACTGGTTCGGGCTTGCCGAGCCTGCCGCCAGAGCAGCCGCGTTCGGGTTCACCCTGCCCGGCTCAGGAATCGCCTGGTTATTGCTGTTGTCCGTGAACGACTCCTCGTCGTACGGATTCGCCGTGTTCAGGCGGTCGTTCTGGTCGACGGCCCGGACGATCGCTTTCGCCGGAGGCAAGCCTCCCATTCCCGTGCTGCCGCGCTGCCCAACCCGTGCTCCCTTTACGTTTCTCATCGTTCCCTCCAGACGTGCGACTTGCCTTTCGAGATGCGGTTTCAGATGCGCCGGAGTGTCTTTCGACGCCAATGCCCGTTTCATGCCAGCCAGCTTATGATGATGCTGCGATGGATCAGCGAAGCTCATGAGTGAAGTACTGTAGCGACACGGCGACACATTTGCTTGCGATCTTTACTGTTGATTGCATTATCTATCGCGACCGAGATGCCCTCCATAATTTGATTTTTGCACTTAGCGACATTCTCCTCCGAAAGCATCTCGAAGATTGAATCGTTAATATCGCAGTCGACGGTCAACTGGCGACCTTCTAGGTGTAAAACTACCGCGATTTGGGGGCGAGGCGCCATATGAAGACGGCGGGTTATTGTTTCTGATACTTTCTCGCTCATGCTAGAACTCCTTCCGTGAACTCTGCGTAACCTACGATCTCCAGCAGATGCAGCACGTCACCTCGACGCTCGTAAACTCTGATCTGCGAGACTTCCCCGTTGACCAGTGGAACCACCAACCGCCCGCCGTCTTTCACCTGCTTCGCCCACACGGGTGAGATCGAGCGAGAGCCGAAGGTCACCAGCACGCCGTCGAACTCTCCCTGCGTGTCGAACTCATAGCCGTTCGCGTGAATCAGTGCCACGTTCTCCGACAACTTGGCTGCAGTCTCAGGAAGCATGTTCACTTCGATCGACACCAGGCTGCGGCACTGTTCCGCTAAGATCGCGGCTTCGTATCCGCTTCCCGTGCCAATCTCCAACAGATCAAGCTGGCTGCCTGCTCGTCCTCCGATGACTAGGTCGGCTAGGAGATACGCCATTTCGGGAGTCGGAACCGTACATAAATCAGTCAGCGGGACCGCGCAAGGCGGATCGTCACCGTTCGGAGTGAACAAGCAGCGGTCGATCATGGGAAGCTGCACCAAGAGTCCCGCAGAACCGTTGTCGTGCCAGTCGTGTTCACGTCGGAGAATTGCACAGCCAGAGTCCCGGCAGTGGTTCCGTTCTCGATTCCCCCGGAAAACTGCGCGTACTGGGCGCCGGTCACGCTGCTCGTCGCTGCTCCTACGGCCGTTGCCCACGAAGTTCCCTGACTGACGTACAAGTTCCCCGTCGTGGCAGCGGATTCGATCTCCGCGCTGATCGTCACCTCGGTCGGAGTACCTGGCCCGTTCACGGCCAGCGTCAGACCTCCACCGTTGCCATTCGTGAAATAGATCGTGCAGTTCAGCGTGCCTACTTCGTTCGCGGCGATGGGGAATGAGATGCCTGTGTTGATCAGGCCAGCCGTGCTCGACCCTGCGCTGTTGGCCGTTAACTGGCTCTTCGCGCTCAATCCAGGGAAATTAGCAACGGTACCCGTGATCGAGCAGGACGAAGGCGGGCAGTTCAGTTGCCAGCCGCCGCTGCCCATCGAGTAGTAGGCGCCTTGTGTACCCCATTGGGCCATGACTGAATAGGTCGCTACTGAAGCGATGACGAGCAGTCCCAAGATCGTCGGAAGGAATCTTTTTAGCGTCTTCATATCGTACAGTCCTCCATTTAATCCAGTTTGCACTCGCTGTGGAACCACCCCATCTCATCCGTCGAGACGCACACCATCTGCTTAGCGACGGGCCTTACAGCATCGTAGGAAGTCTGCGCTTCGGGCAGGAAGCCGCTCTCGTCCTGGAAGTATCCGTAGCAGTGATAGACCCTGATCTGATCTGCGCCCTTCGGAATGCCTAGGAACCGGCCGCCGTTCTTCCACGCGATCTCTAAGACGCTGTCGACCACAAGCGGGTTCCGAGCCTTCATCCAATCAGGCTGGTTCCGATAGAGCGTGCGGGCGTATTCGATCAGCTCCGCGACCTTGTCCTCTTTTCCCGTCTGCGCCACCCAGAAGACGGGATACCACTGGCACATCCACGCGATGTACGAGCAGACGAGCCACGACATCATCATCTCTCGCGACTTCGGAATGAAGATCGAGCGGGAGTTGATCAAGTAGTCGAGCACGACGCGGAGGTATTCTTTCTTGGGGAAGGGCGCCAAGAACGCCGTGTTCTTCGTCAGCCAGTGCGTGTCCTCGGTCTTCGTGTAGTGCGTAAGCCAGAGCAGCGGCCCGGCGTCCCAAGAAGCCACGCGCTCGCTCATCTTGTTCCAGAGTAACTCTTGCTCCTCTTCGAGTTTGATTCCTTCGACGAGATGCGAGACCGCATCGATCTCCCGCTGGCTCATGTACGGAACCAGTTGGCGGATACGATCGACTGGGATTACGCTGCAACTCATTGCGCAGGAGCCTTTGAAGCTACGCGCTCAAGAATGCTTTCGAGCGCGTCTTTCTTCGCGGCGAGAGTCAAAGGAATCGGTCCACCGTCCGGGCCGGCGAACTCGCTCTTATCTTTGCCGCCGAGGCGTTGCTTGTCGAGCCAAATGAGCATCGTAACGTTGCCGCGCATGGCGACCTGGTACTGCTTTCTGCGCAGACTGGCGTTGCATTCCTGGTGGCCTTTGTTTAAAGCTGTATTTAAGTTAGCGTCTTTGTAGAGACGATCACGTGTAAGTCCCAGAATCGAAGCTATTTCTTCTCCTGACATGCTCAGCTTCGCCAGTTCGAAGACTTGTCGCTCTTCAGGAACAACCGTAGGGTCAATCTTGTTCTTTCCCTTGCGCGGACGTCCGCCCTTGCTTCCGTCTCGCGGTTTGCCTCTCATCGCGGATGCCTCGACACGATTCCTGCGGTGTTGATACCGATCACCGACGCTGCGCCAGCGACGCCGATGAACCTCGCAATCCAACGGTCGCTCGCATAGTGCAAGCCGGTCATGGCGGCCAGCGGAATGAAGGCATCAGCTTTCGACCACAGCGTAACTCTACGCTCATATGTCGCGATGCCAGTTCCCCAGGCGATGGCCTCAGTTCCGTAGAACCACGGGCTGGTAAACGTCTGCCGGTTTGTTCGATTCGGCCGCATGGTCCAGAACGTGACGCGGCTCTGTACCAGCTTCAACACGCGCCAGTTTGGAACCTGACTGCAAGGAATGTCTTGGTAAATCAACTTTCCTTGCTCATCCATCGAGACCGTCTGGCAGCGCGGTTGCGGATTCTCAATTACCTGGCACCTCGCTGCCTGGGCCAGAGTGAACAGCAAGACGAGCAACACACATAACGCCAGGCACAGCGTCACGATTGTCGCCCGCCTCAGTTGTTCGTCCGCGTTCATTGAGGAGTTGAGAAGTTTATTTTCACCGAGGTCAATACCTGCGGCTGCACATTCGTGATCGTCTCCGTGTCCGTCAGTGGACCGGTCGGGCCTTGAACTGTTGCCGTCAGGTTCGCAACGCCGGCAGCCAGCGAAGTCACGTCTTCGTCGGCAGGAGCCGCTGCGTCGGCCGAGATCGAATCGAGAGTTGGTTGGTCTAGGCTCCACGACGGGGCCGGAATCGGCCCGAGGAACGGTTGCCCGTTCTGATCGTATCCGTCCACGCTGGCGACGGTTTTCTGTCCTACTTGTAGAGTGATTGGTCCTTCTGCCATATGGTGATGCCTCCAGAATGCGATTTTGATGCTTGCGAGATGGTGATGGTGGTGGTGGTGATGATGCCTGCGCTCATCCATTCATGCCCTTCGCCTGCAAATTTGCAGCCCGAGCCTTCTGGCAAGCAGCTAGGAACCCGGGATGGGGATTGTGCACCGTCACGCGAAGCGGTTCCGGATATGCGAGATCGAGAGATTCGTTCGGGCTGCAGAGTTCCGGCTTCGGAACGACCTTAATCGCTATGCAAGCTTGCGAGAACAAGAATCTGCGCTTCGTTTGAATCCAGGGCTCGTCTGTGTTCAGTTGGAGTTTGTTCGGGCCGAGCGCTACGGCAGCAGCGACGCCGTCTATCTTGAGAGCGAGCAGGAAGGGAATGAACTTGCGGGAGAGATAGTGGGCTGGTTTGTCTTCAGGAGATTGGTTCCGAGAAAAGAGAGCGGCTCGCGGCATGTTGTCGCGTCGAGGTTCGATCCTCAGAGAGGACGAGCAGGTTAAGCGCTTCGAGATACTTATAAGCTAACCTGCTGTGAAATGTAAAGCAGATTTTGAAACAGCTTGCGGGACAAGCCTTTCAGAGTCCGCGCTGGTGCGCCTGCACGACAAGATTCTCAACGAGAGCACAGTTATGATTCGGGACCTTACGTTCTCGCCCCGTGTGCTTTTCCCAAATGTGCGCCAGCAGTTTCGCCAGCGAGTCGAACGTCTCTCCGCAGCCTCGACGGTTCCAGGTGATTCCGCAAACGAATACCATCAGTGCCTCCAGTGCCGCGTTCCA